GCGCGGCCATGCGCCCGCAGGTTTGCCCGTTCGTGCACGGCGGGCCAGCTGGGCGGCGCTGCCCGCAGCTGCCCGCACGCAGGACCACGGGCGCACCACGGGCCAGCCTGGCGGCGCCGCCACGGGGTGCAGCTGGGCCAGCTGCGGGGGCAGCTGTGGCGCCCGTGGTGCGCCGTGGCGGGCCAGGCGGCGCAGCTGTGCAGGCGCCGCAGCTGCGGGGCGCAGCGGGGCACGTGGCGGCGCATGGCGGGCAGCTGGCGTCGGCTCTGCCGGGGCGATGGCGTGAGAGTCCAGTCGGTGCCCGTCGCGCAACTGCACCACTACCCCGCCAACCCTCGGCGGCACGACCTGGCGGCGCTGATGCAAAGCCTGGCGGCGCACGGGCAGATCCGCCCGCTCGTCGTGCAGCGCTCCTCGGATGTCGTGCTCGCCGGAAACGGCACGCTGGACGCAGCCTCCGAGCTGGGATGGGAGAAGGTTGCCGTCTACTACGTGGACGTGGACGACGAGCAAGGCAAGCGCATCAACCTGGTCGACAATCGCACGTCGGACATGGCGACCTACGACATGGGCGAGCTGGCGGCGATGCTGGGCAGCCTCGACGACCTCGGCGGCACGGGCTTCACCATGGACGACCTGGACGACCTCGTGGCGCAGCTGGGCCAGGTGCCCGAGACAGAGCCGACCAGTTTCGAGGGCGGCTTCGTGCCGAACGAGGAGCGGGCCGAGGCCCGTCCACCGCTGGCGAAGGCAGGGCTCAAAGAGGTCATCCTCGTGCTGCGCACCGACGAGCTGGCGCCGTTCGATCAGCGCATCGCCCAGCTGGCGAAGAAGTGGGGCACCGAGACTGTGACCGCCACGGTGCTGGAAGCGGTCAAGCGTGCGCAGTAACTACGCCGTCGCCGTTCCCTCACACCGCCGGGCCGACATCCTCGCCGAGCGCACGCTCCGCATGTTGGCCGATGGTGGCGTGCCGTCGCGCTGCATCACCGTCTACCTCGGCACCGAAGGTGAGGCGGGCGACTACAAAGTGGCGCTCCCGCCCGAGCTGTACGGACACCTCGCCATCACGGGCGCCCGTGGCATCGGCCCGCAGCGCAACGCCATCATGCGCAACTATCCGAAGGGCACCCGCCTCGTGATGGTGGACGACGACGTGCGGATGGTGAAGGTGCTGTCGCAGGGCAAGCTCACCCGGCTGGCCGACGTCGACGGCTTCATCCGTGAGGCGTTCCGCCGTTCGTTCAAGGCAGGCGCCGTGCTGTGGGGCGTCTACCCGCTTCCCAACGCCGGATTCATGTCACACCGCTTGCGTCTCGGCCTGGCGTTCATCATCGGCACGCTGTTCGGCACCATCGTGCGCGAGCTGCCGTGCGAACTGGTCACCGTGCCGGTGAAGGAGGACTACGAGCGGAGCATCAAGTACTTCCTCAACGACGGCAAGGTGGCCCGCTTCGAGGACGTGACGCTGGGGACCACCTACGCCAAGACGCCAGGCGGGGTCGAAGGCATCAGGACGGTGGAGCTGGCGGAGGAGTCCGTGGCGCAGCTGCGCCGCCGCTACCCCGAGCTGGTCCACGTCAACACCAGGCGCCAGGGACCGCTCCCCGAGATTCTGCTGCGCGACACTCGACCCCGATGATCGACCTGCGGATGCGCAACACGGTCGGCGCCGCCGAGCTGGAGTCGAAGGAAGGACGGGTGCTCACTGCCGGCGACTACAACGTGCTCCTCACGGGTCCGACCACGGTGCGCAAGCCGGACGGGTCCCTGCTGTGCGTCTACTTGCCGAAGGCGATCAGCGCCTCGGCGGCGGCGAGCGCCTGGCCCGTGCTGCACTCGCTCGCCGGAGTGCTGACCGACAACCGTGGCCTCGCTGCGGGCAGCGGGCGGGAGACACGTGGCACGCAGACCCGCTCTCGCTCCAAGCTCGTGCCGTCCGCCATCATCGGCGCCATTGACCCCGGCGGGCAGTATCGCTACTGCCGCCTCACCGCCTGGACGGGCGAGCACCTGAACGAGATGCGCCAGCTGGACCCACTCCTCGAGAACGTGGCGCAGGGCTTCGCCGAGCACGTGCCGGACCGCTATGGCGTGCAGCAGGCGCTCGCCGAGCGCACGGCGCCAGAGTGGCGCCTCGGACGCACCCCGTTCACCACGCTGACGGTGAACAACACCTATCCGACAGGGGTCCACGTGGACAAGGGCGATCTCCCCGAGGGCTTCAGCACCATCGTCGTGCTGCGCCGGGGCGACTACGACGGCTGCGAGCTCGTGTTCCCCCGCTACCGCATCGGCGTCGACATGGGCAGCCGTGACCTGATCCTCATGGATGCGCACGAGTGGCACGGCAACACCGCCTTCCGCCGCAAAGCGCCCGATGCCGAGCGCATCAGCCTCGTGTGCTATTACCGAACGGCGATGGCGAAGTGTGGCAGTGCCGCCGAGGAGGAGCGCCGTGCCCATCAGCGGGCAGGGTCGCGCTCGGGGCTGAGCGTCTGATGGGGCACCGTGGCCCACCGCCGAAGCCGACCCCGTTGCGGGTGCTCGAAGGCAACCGAGGGCATCGACCACTCCCGCCCGAGCCGACGCCCGAGCCTGGTCCGTGCGATGCGCCCGAACACCTGAGCGCACGGGCAAAGCTGGTGTGGGACCGCCTCAGTCCCGAGCTGGAGGCGAAAGGTCTGCTCGCCCCGCGCTACCTGGAGACATTCGAGATGTTCTGCGAGGCGGTCGTGCAGTGGCGCATCGCCGCCGAACTGGTGGCTCGCACGGGTCCGGTCGTCACGGGGTATCGGGGGTCCGTGGTGACCAACCCCGCCTCCCGGGAGTTCCAGCGGTACGCCGTCCTCGTGCGAGCCATGGGCGCAGACTTCGGCCTCTCCCCGGCAGCGGTGAGCAACATCGCACGAGGCACGCCCGATCAGGTGGACCGTGCATCGCCGGCACGACTGATGGGCTGAGCGCCCAGTGGCTGCACGTCAGCTGCCCGAGTGCGGACACACTGTCGACGGGCGCACCTGTCGCAAGCGAGGCCCACACCGTTGCCGCTCCCGCATCCTGCACGCAGTGCGCTTCTTCAGCGAGCTACTGGTCCACACGAAAGGTGACTACGCCAGGCGCCCGTTCGTGCCGTCGCGCTGGCAACGGCGCCACGTGCTGGACCCGCTGTTCGGCGAAGTGGTGTGGGACGCTAAGCGCCGCCGCTACGTGCGCCGCTACCGCACGCTCTACCTGTTCCTGCCACGCAAGAACGGCAAGACGGAGCTTCTGGCGGGCATCAGCCTCTACCTGCTCGTGGCCGAGGGCGAGGAGTCCGCAGAGATCTACGGGCTGGCGCTGGACCGTGAGCAAGCGGGGCACGTCTACCGTGCAGCGGCACGGATGGTGGAGCTGTCGCCACACCTGCGCCGCCGCATCGAGGTCATCCGTTCGGCGGGACGCCTGGTCGACTCCAAGACGGCGAGCTTCCTCACCGTGGCTGCCGGTGATGCTGCCGGGGCGCTCGGTGCCAGTCCTCACGGCGCCTACATCGACGAGCTGCTGACCCAGCCGAGTCGCGAGCTGTACGACGCACTCCGCACGGGCTTCGGCACCCGAGCGCAACCGCTCCTGATGATGGCCACCACGGCGGAGAACGACCCGAACGGCTTCGCCGCCGAGGAGCGGTCATGGTCCGAGCGGGTGCTGGCCGACCCGCAGCTCGACCCCTCCCGGCTCGTGGTCATGTTCGCCGCCGCCGAGGACGCCGATTGGCTGGCCGAGAGCACGTGGCGGGGCGCCAATCCGGCGCTCGGGGAGTTTCTTGACATTCGGGTCCTGCGGGACGAGGCCCGCAAGGCGGTCCTCCTGCCGACCGAGGAACGGGCGTTCAGGCAGTTCCGGTTGAATCAGCCGACGAACGCAGTGGGCCGAGCCATCGACCTCGCAGTGTGGGACCGCACGGCGGGCCTCGTCGTGGAGGAGGACCTGGTGGGCCAGCGGTGCCACGGCGGACTGGACCTGGCCACCACGACGGACATCGCTGCGCTGTGTTGGGACTTCCCGCTCGGCGACGACGAGCATCGTGCGGTGTGGCGTCTGTGGTGCCCGAGCGCGGCGATGGAAGGCTTCGACCGTCGCACCGCCGGGCGGGCCAGCACGTGGGTCAAGGACGGATTCTTGGAGGTCACCGAGGGTGACGTCATCGACTACGGCTCCATCCTGGCCCGCATCAGCGCCGACGCCGAGCGCTTCGATGTGCAGGACGTGGCGTTCGACCGATGGGGCGCCACGCAGCTCGTCTTGGACCTGATCGACGGCGGGCTGAACATGGTCGCCATGGGCCAGGGCTTCGGCTCGATGGCGGCGCCGACGAAGGAACTGCTGCGTCTGGTGGCGGCGGGGCGCTATCACCACGGGGGCAATCCCGCCGTGCGGTGGCAAGCCTCCAACGTGGTGACACGCCAGGACCCCGCAGGCAACCTGAAGGTCGACAAGGCTCGCAGCCCCGAGAAGGTGGACGGCATCGTGGCTGCCGTCATGGCCCTGGATCGGGCGATGCGTCACACTGGAACACCGAAGCGCTCGTACATCGCAGCGAGCTTCTGATTGGGGGCGCCATGGCGCTGACAAGCAAACAACGCAGCCGACTACCGGATTCGGCCTTCGTCTACCCGTCACGTCGGGCCTACCCCGTGCCGACCAAGACTCAAGCGCGCAAGGCGGGCATCAGCGAGGCGCAGCGCATCCGCACGCACCGCTCGGCGCTCAGCTTCGCCGCCCGCAAGTCCACGATGGGCACGCCGAGTCGCGTGCGTCAGGTGGTCCGGGCCCGCAGCGGCGGCGCCGTCGCCAGTGTGAAAGGCAAGCGATGACGGTCGCCACCTATGACCAGAGTCCCGAAGTGGTGGACGGCACCGTGCTCTACGAGTATGCGCCGTCCGAAACGGACC